CATTGATATGAGCTTCCTCAATAGCGGTCGCGCCCCGCTGCTCCTGGACCATGACCCAGAGAAGCAAGTTGGCGTTGTAGAATCGGCAGAACTTGACGGCTCGGCACGTAGACTACGTGCGACGGTTCGCTTTGGAAAAGGCGCACTTGCTAGAGAGGCTTTTGACGATGTAGTAGACGGTATCAAAGCCAATATTTCTATTGGTTACGCCGTGAAAAAAATGGAGAGAAGTGACAAGGATACGTTTGTAGCTAAGTCATGGAAGCCATTAGAAGCCTCGCTTGTAAGCATCCCCGCTGACCAATCAGACCTTGTCGGCGTCGGTCGTTCAAATGAAGCTTCTACCCAACCTTCAATCAAAACCAACTTTAAGGAGGACGTAATGTCTGAAGTTGATATTGCAGCGGTTGAGGCAGAAGCCAAGAAAACCGCATCTCGTAATGCCGCAGAAATCATGGCATTGACTACTAAGCACAACATGGCTGACCTCGGTCAACGTGCTATTGCTGAAGGTAAGTCAATCGATGAAGTCCGTGGCGCTGTTCTTGACCAGATTGGCACTAAGCCACTTGAGTCTCACGACATCGGCCTGACTGAGAAAGAAGTTAAGCGCTTCTCACTCTTCAACGTCGTCAACGCTCTTGCTAACCCATCTGACCGTCGCGCTCGCGAAGCTGCTGCTTTCGAGTTCGAGGTATCAGAAGCAACTGCAAAGCGTTCTGGCAAAGACCCACAAGGTCTGATGGTTCCTTATCAGGTACTTAGCCAGCGTGACCTCAATTCAGCGGATGAGTCTGACCTGTTCTCAGATGACTTCCGTGGCGGTGAGTTCATCGACGTACTCCGCAACTCATCTTCAGTAATGCAAGCTGGTGCTCGCATGCTGACAGGTTTGAGCGGAGACGTAGCTATTCCTAAGAAGGCTACTGCAGCTTCTGCGGCATGGATTGCTACTGAGGGCACTGCAGCTACTGAGTCAGAGATGACTACTACATCAGTGACAATGGTTCCACGTCAGCTCGCTGCTTTCACTGACATCACTCGTCAGTTGCGTCAGCAGAGTTCACTGGATGCGGAAGCACTGGTACGTGATGACCTAGCACAGTCTTTGGCTCTTGCTGTTGACTTGGCTGCTCTTGCAGGTTCTGGCGCTTCTGGTCAGCCTACAGGCATCAAGAACACATCTGGAATCAACACTGTTGACTTCGGTACTTCACCTGTACTCGTACCTTCATACGCTAAGGTTGTAGACATGGAAACTGCGGTTGCGGAAGATAACGCACTCGTTGGTAACCTTGCTTACATCCTGCCAGCGGCAATGTACGGCGGCTTGAAGACAACTGAGAAAGCAACTAACACTGCTCAGTTCGTTGTAGAGCCTGGCGGCACAATCAATGGATACCGTGCAATCGTATCTAACCAGTGTACTGCTGGTGATATGTTCTTCGGTAATTTCGCTGATTTGCTGATTGGAATGTGGGGAGCCGGTGTAGACATCACTGTTGACCCATACAGCCTGTCAACTACAGGTTCTGTTCGCATCGTAGCGTTCCAGACTATCGACGTTGCTGTACGTAACGCTGTTAGCTTCTGTCTCGGTAACGACGACCAGTAAGTAGTGTGAACCCTGCCCCTTCGGGGGCGGGGCTTTTTTTATCGGAGAAGGCCTATGATTTATAACATCACAAGAGATTGCATCATCAAGGGAGCCAAGCATCGCGTTGGCGAGAAAGTGGAGCTAGATGACGCTCTGGCAAAGCACTTGATGTCTATCGGACGGGTAGAGCCTCATCATGAAGAAGAGAAGCCCGCAAATCGTGCTGTCGCATTAGAAAGCTCTGAAGAGAAGCCAAAGAAGCGCGGTCGCCCTGCCAAGAAAGCAGCGGAGCCTGAGGCTGAATAATGGCTGTAGAGACGGATGTATTCCGTTCCACTATGCTCGCCGACTTCGGACAAGCTGTTACCTTTAAGCCTACGTTCGGCGCAGCAACAACTTTTACCGCCATCTTTGATGCACAACATGTGTTTGAAGAGGTGGGCGGTTCTGTCGCATTCTCAGTACAACAACCAAGATTAACTTGTCGTTCTTCTGATGTTTCTGGTGTAGTAGAAGAAGACGTTGTCACACTGACCGTAGAAGGTGTACAGAAGAAATACAAAATACGAGCTAAGATGCCAGACGGAACCGGCTTCACTGAGCTTCAACTGGAAGAGCAATGAGTCATATACGAACTCGCATCCGGCAAAACATTGTGACCACTCTTAAAGGGTTGAGCGACACTAAAAGCAATGTTTTCGATAGCCGAATCTATCCCATGAATATGGATACGCTTCCTGGCATCTGTGTGTACACGGCCAGTGAAACTTCTAATTATTTATCAATTAGTCCACCTCGAACGCTGGATAAAAGCATCGCTGTTGCGGTTGAAATATACGTGAAGATGATTGACACGTATGATGAAAAGCTAGACCAGATAGCCGCCGATATCGAAGAAGCTCTTTATACCGATTTGAGCCGGGGCGGGTTAGCAAAAGATACAATGGTTACAGCATTCGATAGCACCTTTTCTGGCGATGTAGAACAACCTGTTTTAATGGGTAAACTTACGGTGCAAGTAAGGTATTCTGCTGTCGAGGGAAGTCCAGAAGGTTAGTCAACTATTTTTTTTTAAGGTAAACTTGAGCTTTACGCTCGCTCATTAAGAGGAAACTCAAATGTCAACATTTCTAGGTAAAGAGGGCGCGGTTTACATCGGCTCTAATGCGGTAGCAGAAGTGCGCGACTTCTCAGTAGAAACCACTGGAGAAGTTGTTGACACGACTGTCATGGGTGTAACAGGTGATTGGATGACCAAAAAGGCTACTTTGAAGTCTTGGACGGCATCTGTTAACTGTTACTACGACTCAAGTGATACTAATGGTCAGCTTGCGATGGATGAGAACTCTGAGGTTGCTCTGAAGCTCTATCCAGAAGGCAACACTGCCGGTCTCACTTACTACTATGGTCAAGCTATTATCACCTCAATCAGCCGCTCACAGTCTTTTGACGGCTTAGTAGAGATTTCATTTAGCGCAGACGGCAATGGCGCACTGACAGAAGACAGCGTGTAATATGAGTCTAATTGAAGTAGCGGTAAACCACTTCAACAACAAAGAAGTCCGTCAAATTGAGGTTCCTGAGTGGGATACGACTCTTTACTCAAAAAATCTTAGCTTGGCTGACAAGGCGAAGTGGATGAAGTTGGCGGATGACGATAACTGGAACTATCTAGTTTATGCAGTCATCTTTGGCACTACCGATGCTCAGGGTGAGCCCGTTTTTGACATTGGCGATAAGGCCACCCTTAGAAGCAGTGTTGACCCAGATGTAGTGAGTCGCATTGCATCATTTGTCCTCAGCGTAGAAACGGAGAGCGAAGAGGACCGCGAAAAAAACTGATAGATGACCAAGGGAACGCCACGCAGGTATATTTGATGTTTGAACTTGCGGAGCGCCTTGGTCAGCCGCTCAGTACAATTCTCGAAATGACCGTCTCCGAATTCAATCACTGGATGACGTTCTACAGGGTAAAGGCAGAGAGGCAAAAAGAATATGAGCGAAAACATCACCGCAGTCCTAAACATCGTCGCAAATGACCAGGCGAGTAACGCTCTTAAGCAGGTAAAGGACACAACCAAGAAGCAGAAGGATGAAGTAGAGCGCTTGATTGCCTCTACTAAGCGCTTGGTTGACCGGCAGAACAAGCACAAGAACGTCTTAGACCAACTCAAACTTGCACAAAATAATGCCACTGATGCTCAGAGGGCTCAGTTGGCTATGCTGCATCAACAGATTTCCGCAAATCAAAAGGCTAACGGCTCGCTTCGTATGATACGTGGCGGCTTTGGTCAGATGGGTCATCAGGTGCAGGACGTTGCGGTTCAGTTGCAGGGTGGCACGGATGCCATGATTGTGTTTGGTCAGCAGGGCTCACAGATTGTCTCTCTCTTCGGCCCGGGTGGCGCAATGATTGGTGCGCTCTTGGCCGTTGGCGCGGCCATCTTCTCTGGCATTACTATGATGTCCCGAGAGGCTAAGAAAGAGCTAGAAGAGCTTACAAATACCGTTACGGAGCAGAGAAAAGAACTTGGACTACTGACTGCAGAAGAACTCGCGTATCAAGACCTGCAGAAACGCAAGCAAACTGACGAGCAAATCAAGAAGCAAGACAAGCTAACAAAAAAAATAGCCAGAACGGAAAGTGTACTTGCTGCTTTGAAAGAGATGTTTGAACGAGACTCCGAAATACAAATGATGGGCCGTATGGAGGGAGATTTAACTCCAGCACTACAGGGTTTGCAGCGAGATATTGACCGAGCGACTGAAAAGCTAATTCAGCAAAAAGCAGAGCTAGAAGAAGTTGCAGCGGCTGGCGACGAGAATACTCAAAAAACGATTCAGGCAGCGCAAGCAGAAAAAGATAGAAGTAAGCGCGTACAAGAGATTATTGATGCGTTAAATAAACAGGCGGACACGTTAGGCAAGACTGCTCGCGAGCAAGCTATATACAATGCAACTAACGAAGGAGCAAAGCCTGAGGAACTTGCGGCTATTGAGCGTATTTACGACAGAATAGATGCTCATAATGAAGAGCAAGAAGCACTCAAAAAAGCAGACCAAGAAAAGAAAAAGCGTGACGCAGAAGCCAAGAAAATAGCGACACAAGAGCAAGCCAGATTACAAAGCCTCATAAAAAGTCTAGAAGATTACTCGCTAGGTAAAGAGGGTATTTTACGCCGCGATTTTGCCCTTGAAAGGTCCATCTTGGAAAGTGCAAGCTTGGAAGCTATAGGTACGGAACAACGCCGAAATGAGCTTTTGCTTGCGTTGAGAGAGCAATTCAATGCGGATTTAATGGCTTTAGAAACAGGGAAAGACACAGGCATAGACCCTAAAAAGTTCCGTGAAGAAAATCTAGCTCACATGCTTGATGTTATGGCGCGAGAAGATGAGGCGCGAGAAGAACAGCTTAAAAAGCAACAGCAAATGGCTCAGGCGAAGCAGAATTTGGATATGCAAGTCTTGTCTTCTGCACAGTCTCTGGCATCTGGATTGTTGGGGCAGATGAAAAAGGGCTCTACGGCTTATAAAGCTGTCTTTGCAGCACAGCAAGCCTTGGCGATTGCACAGACAATTATTAACACAGAGATGGCGGCTATGGCTGCTGTAGCGCCTCCTCCAGTTGGACTTGGACCTGTGGCGGGCCTTCCATATCAAGGCGTTATCAGAGGATTAGGAGCAGCGTCAATTGCGCTTATTGCGGCTCAGACTGCGGCATCGTTCGAGGGAGGCGGATTTACCGGGCGAGGCTCTCGCTCTGGCGGCGTTGATGGTCGTGGTGGATTCCCTGCCATCTTGCACCCGAATGAAACAGTTATTGACCATGAAGGCGGCGGGATGCAGCCCGTGGTTGTTAATCAAACAATCAACGTCACCACAGGCGTTCAGCAAACTGTTAGAGCGGAAGTTGCTAACCTGTTGCCACAAATCAGTGAAGCGGCTAAAGCGGCAGTAGCAGAAGGTAGAATGCGTGGTGGCAGTTATGGAACTGCGATGGGTATCTAATGGCTGATTTCACTTTCCCTAATGTTGGCTTTCAATCGATGACGATGCGCTTGGTGTCTGCGACGGCTATCAGCACTTCTCCATTCACTTTCGACCAGCAAACCTATGAGCATCAAGGCGTTCGATGGGAAGCAGAGGTAAAGCTGCCTCCTTTAAAGCGTTCCGATGCAAAGCAAATGGAGGCTTTCTTCGCTCAATTGAGAGGACAGGCAAAAACTTTCAGTATGGGTAACCCATTACATAATGTGAGTGGCGGCTCTGGCTCAATTACTAGCGGGGCAAAAGGCGCGACCAATGTAACTGGCACAGTCAATAGTTCTGTTGAGGTTGGCGACTACTTCGAGGTGGGTGGAGCGCTTTACATTCTAACCGCTGAGAATGCGAGTACCCTGGATATCATGCCGCCTTTGCGTACCACTATAACGACTTCTACAACTTTAGATTTTAGCTTGCCCACGGGTACTTGGCGTCTTGCGTCAAATGATATTGATTGGAACATCAACAAAGCTGGTGTTTATGGATTTACCTTTGCGTGTGTTGAGGCGATATGAGCAGAACTCTTTCCAGTGGAATGCAAACGGTTGCCACTGCCGAAGTGGTACGCCCTATTGTTTTGGTGCAGTGTGATTTTGATAGTGGCGCTCTTAATCTATGGAATGGTATCGGCGATTTAACCGTTAGCAGCGTCACTTACGTTGGCGCTGGTACGCTTCTTAATATCAGTAGCATGAAAGAGTCTGCGGACTTAGCTGCAAACGGCATGACTGTAACCCTATCTGGAGTTACAGAGCCATTGATAAGTAAAGCGCGGGACGAGTCTTACCAAGGCAGAGAGTTGATTATAAAGCTTGGAGCCATGGATGCTTCTAACTCTGTCATTTCAAGTCCGGTAACTATTTTCAGCGGCTTCATGGATACCATGGTTATCCAAGATGGAGCAGAGACGGCGACTATATCTGTGTCTGTTGAGAATCGACTGATTGAATTCCAGCGCAGTAGGGTTCGCCGTTATACCGCAGAAGACCAGAAGATAGATTATCCCGATGATAAAGGATTGGAGTTTGTCGCTGAGATATCCGAAAAGGAAATCGTCTGGGGTAGTGAGAGCGTGGGTAGTGGAGCCGGCGGCGGAGGCCCTGGTGGAGGCCCTGATGGGGATTTCCCTGGAGACCAGCAGCAGCATAGATGATGAAATACGCACACGAGAACTTAGCAAACGTCAAAGAAGACATCCTTCCGCTTATTGAAGAGCACTGGGAAGAGATTGCGCTGAATAAA